CCTTTTACAATTTGATCCTGTTTGTGATGTCCTTCGAAAGGTGTTGTGGTCGCCCTAACGTTACGGACTTTTGGAATGAAGTTTCCATCGCCGTGTTGGGTGATGACAATGTCTTGTCGATCAGTTCAGATTGTGTCCCGAAGTTTAATCAGAAAACCATTGGTGAATCCATGGTAGAATTCGGTATGACTTACACCAATGAGAAGAAAGCCGGTGAAGTGGGTGAAACCAGAACAATTGAAGACGTGGACTTCTTAAAAAGGAGTTTTCGTTTAGTCCGTGAGGGACCACTAGCTGGCACTTTTGTTGCACCATTGAGTATTGGCACAATAGTCGAAATGCCTTATTGGTGTAAAAACAAAAACCTTCTTACTGAGATAACACAGGACACTTTCGAAACTGCGTTGATGGAATTGAGCGCTCATCCTAAAGAAGTTTGGGACGTGTGGAGTCCTTTGATGTGCTCTTCCTACCGACGCGCTGGCTTCCGGACATTATTGCCGGAAGAACAAGAGCAGTACTTTTACCAGTACTGCAACGGTACCGTAAGGTACTGAACACTGCACCTTAGGGTGCTGGGGCTCATATACGCGTGTAGACCAGGCAAAAAAGTCACGCTAATAATGGTTTGCATGAGCGGAAGCCCAAAAAAACAGACCTTGTTTTTAAACATTACGGCCCAGGGTGGTCTATAAAAACCCAGGGCACCGTGACTCGGGCCACCACGTTCGACTGTACGTGGGAACTAGGTCTGCCAACCTAGCGCCTTAAATTGATACAGTTGCTCAACAAAACGTAAATTCCAGTTCTTCGGTACTGAAAACCGAAGCTTATGGTGGTGTCATGCAAGGAACCACCGTACCAATGAATGTCGAAACCAAAGAAGTGACGGCCTACATGAATGAAGCTGAGACTCGTGTGCGTAATGGAAACGTATTCCCCTGTCCTCCAACCGTGTCTGATCTCTGTGACGAAGTCTACAATGATATCAGGCGGTACCTCTCCCGTCCGAAGGCTGTGATTAGGAGTTCGCTTGATGATAATTGGGGGTTGACAGTTCCGTTTGTCTTGGACGCTGCATTCTTCGAGCAATTCCTAGCCGGAAGGCTCGGAGGTGCTTTGGGTTTTCGCGCTACCATGTGTGTTCGATTACAAGTCGCTACTTCCCCCTATATAGGAGGTATGTTGCGCCTTGTGTTCCAACCATACTATGACGCCGATAATCCCAACAACAGCATGTCCAGGCTCCAAAATAGGGCCGACGATTACCCCACAGCATATCAGTTGCCTGGAGTCATGCTTGACCTGGCCACTGAAACCGTCTGCGAGTTCAAGGTTCCTTATGCCTATCATCAGGACTTCCTCTACAACCCCATCACAGCGTCCGCTAGAACACAATACACCTATGGCACGTTTAGCGTGACGCCACATTTGCGCCCTGTGTTACCGACGAATGGCGGTGCGGCCAGTTATCCTTGGACTCTCTACTTTTGGATGGAAGATGTGGAGATCCTTGGTTCTACGGGGACGTCTATGCAAACTGATACCAGTGCAAACTTGTCTTATGGTTTGTTGGCTCAATCTGGCATGCCCAAAGAAGAAGAGTTTGTCGTTTCAGAGGCCCTATATGCTGGCTCACATGCACTTGACATTGTGTCTCGTGCTCCCGGAGCTCAGTATTTACGACCTTTGTCTTGGGCAAGCCGCGTAGCAGCGAAGACTGCAGAAGCCATGGGTTTCTCCAAGCCCACAAACTTGGTGCCGCAGCGCCCCGTGTCTGTGCAAACGATCACCAATCAATTTCACGCCGACGGTGACAATTCGGTCGTGACTTTGTCGACATTGTCCGACGCAAAGATTGCATATGACACCAAGTGTTTTGGTGCTGATCATGACGAAATGGAGCTTGATAGATTTCTGTCACATTCCGGCCTACTTCACATAGGCAGCGTGTCGGCTTTCGAATCAGCCCGTAATACTCGTCTTTTTTCATTGCCAATATGCCCTGCCGCCATGTATTACAATACTGGAGTGTCCCTTGGCCAAGCCGTTCGACCTATTGACAAGTTTGC